CCATCCTCAGATCTCTTTGAGGATCAAGGCACCTATCTCCATCAGAACCCAGTTCTTCAAGCATAAGCAAGGCTTTGTAGAGAATGAAGTTAGTGGTAGATATGTGGAACTCGGTTTTCCAGAATTCTACCATCCCAAGTGGCGAGGCAAGCCAACCAACAGCAAGCAAGGCTCATCCAATTTTATTGAATGGGATCTTGAATCAGATGCGGAAGATCCTGTCAAGTCCATGGATGCAGCATACAGATTTGCAACTGACTGTGCATTCAGGTCTTACAGGAAACTTCTTGATTCTGGTGTTGCACCAGAGCAGGCTCGTTTTGTCCTCCCCCAAGGTACGTTCACTGAGTGGATCTGGACTGGCAGTCTTGCTGCTTATGCTAGATTCTACAATCAAAGAATTAATCCTCATGCACAATGGGAAATCCAACAGTATGCCTCTGCAATCGGAGTCATCATGAAGGAATTGTTTCCTGTGTGTTGGGAATATCTTACTGATAATTATCAGGAACATTAATGCTTTGGGACAAACTAAGTTCAGAAGAAAAGAAACAAAAGACAGACCAGCAACTCCTGTGGGAAGAGGATCTTCTAACCGCAGGAATTGAAAGGTATTGGAGAGAGTGGGATAGAGTGAAGGATGAAGGCAAACCTGAGCAGTTGCTTCTTGAGTCTGCTGTCATCCACCTCACTCCATTCTATCAACAATGGATAGACAAGGTATGTAGTGGTCCAAAGAATCCCGAGTGGCTTCCTCCTTTGTTGTCTATTGGTGCTGCAAAGATGGCTGACATCACTGTAAGAGCAGTGATTGAATTGTTTCTAAGCAGAACCAACATGACAAACATTGACTTTGTTCATGGTGTACCTTTGTCTGCACCCAGCGCACAAACAATTGCCAAGTTGGTTGCAGATAATGTAATCAATATTGTCTCATACCAAAGAGCCAAGAAGAAATTCAAGGACGATTGGCTGAGACAATCCAAGTTCATCAAGAACTGGACACCCAAGAGGGCCAGGGCCTTCACTAAGAAAATGGGAATGGTATATAAATACACTCCCAAACAGAAGGAAGACTTTGGTCACAACATGCTACGCATTGCATTGTCTTCCGACATCTTGGAAGGCAAGGTTGTCTGGACCGGACGACGCAAGAAGTCTCTTCTTGTTTCATTTGCTCCAGATGTACTCAAGGAACTAGGCAATAGGCATCAGATGCTTGAGACTGGAAGCATGGTCTACAGACCAATGCTTTGCCCTCCTGCATTGCATACCAAGGACAAGGATGGTGGTTTCTTGAATCCTTGGATCAGAAAGAAGATGATCAAGAGATATCATCCCATTGGCTGTGATCCAAGAGACTACAAGTCCAAGCCTTCTGATATGGTTATTGATGGCATCAATGCCTTGATGATGACTGAATGGTCCATCAACAAGAAAGTATTTGAAGTCATGTCCACCATGTTCAAGTTTGACTACAAGATTGCAAACCTTCCTGCCTACACGCAGAAAGACTTTGCATTCTCTCGTCCTTACCCAGAAGATGGCACAAAAAGAGAAAAGGCATTGTGGATGTCGGAATCCACTGAAGCATGGGGTGAGTGGTACAAGGAGGAACAGGCACGCAGCAGAATGATTGTGCGTCTGTCTCTTGCTCGGACACTTCTTCTCAATGACTTCTTCTACATGCCTTACACCTTGGACTTCAGAGGCAGAGCATACACCGTATGTGAACTTCTGTCATGCCAAGGCATCGACTTTGATCGTGCATTGATCCACTTCGCAGAACCAATCCAGCAGACGGAGAAGGGACTGTGGTGGCTCAAGGTTCATACCGCCAACCTGTTCGACAAGGACAAGTTGACCTATGAAGAAAGAGTCAGGTGGGTTGATGACAATATGGACATGATCAAATCCATTGCAGAAGATCCACTCAATAATCAAGAATGGGTATCCAATGCAAAGAAGAAGAACCCATCATTTCAAAGACTTGCTGCTTGTTTTGAGTTGTGTCGAACCGATGGCATGACTCAGTTGCCTGTTCAAAAGGATGGTGCAAACAATGGTGTGCAGCACTGGGCTGCAATCATGCGAGACAAGAAGTTGGCTAAGTTAACCAATGTCTTGCCAAGTGACAAGCCTCAAGATCTGTATCAACATGTGGCAGACAAGACTTATGAAATCATCTCCAACAACATTGATGATGTTGAATGGTATGATAAATTCAAAGAGTATTGGCATGATGAACTTCCAAGATCTGTCGCAAAGAGAAGCACCATGTGTGACTCCTATGGTCTAACCTTCTACGGCATACAAAAGTATGTCAAAGAAGAAGGTCATGTTGATTGGGTTCCAAAGGAAGAGCGAGGTAGTGCAATAGTTGAGTTGTCCCGTGCTTTGCAAAGTGGATTGCAAGGTACAATGGAAGAACCCAACAAGGGCAAAGACTACTTGAGAGAAGTTGCTCGTTTAATCAACGCAACAAACAAACCATTGCTTTGGGAAACAAGCAGTGGCTTTGTTGTTCAGCATGTGTACAATCAAATCATTGAACGTATCTCTTATGCTGAGTTGTTCAACAAGCAACAACTTGTGTTCTCCACATTGAGCAAGGATCTCGATGGAGATGCACAGTATCTTGCCATATCTCCCAACTTCATTCATAGTTGGGACGCAGCCCATATGTTCATGACCATACATGAGATGTGGCTGCAAGGTATCAAGGCATTTAGTTTTGTTCATGATTCATATGGTACCTATGGTCCATATGTGGACATCATGGATAAGATTCTGAAAGAATCGTTTGTAAAGATTCACACAGACAATCCCTTGAAACAATTCAAATCATATGTCGAAAAGAAATATGAAATCAGATTACCTGACATCCCGGAGAGAAAAGATGACTTTGACATCAATGAAGTCCTTGAATCACAATACTTCTTCAGTTAAATATTTAAAACCAATTATATATTTTTCTTGGGTTGATGCTCAAACAATTGGAGGTTCAGAATGGATGGAGATGTCAGACACAAAGAAGTACAGCAAGACTCAATTGCCTGTCATGTACACAGTTGGTTTTTTAATCCATGAAGATGCCAATCAATATGTGGTTGCATCAACTGTTGGCCCAGCCGAAACCAGTCAGATCCACAAGATTCCCAAGTGCATGGTCTTACATCAGCAGATTCTCTTAGACAGAATTAAAAATGACTAAGCAAGATATCGTATGGACAAACAGGGAATTCTCAGATGGTAGGTCACTTGTTTTCATTGTCGGTCAACAGGGAGTTTATGATCTTGATTCAGATGCTCTTGGTAAAATAATAAAGAACAATATTATTCTCCATGAAAGCATTCTCAAACAATGGAATAAACTCAATGATCTAAGAAACGAGGTGCTTGATGGCTGAAGACAAGAGCATCCGAAGAAAAGATCAAAGATCTTGGGACAGTGACAAGTACTTCAAAAAAAGAAAGGAAAAGAAACGTGACAAAGAACGCAGAAGAAGGCGTAAAGCCAAGTCTGAATAATCTTCAACAAGATCATATCAACAAATTAATTGATGTGTATAAGCCCATCGAAGCGTATGTTGAGGAATGGGTTCATGTTGCAGATGAAGAAGGTCAGTTTGTTTCTGCACATCCTGTGCCTAATACAAGAAAGCGTGTGGATCTCCCATCTCTAGCCGAGCAATGGCGAAGAGATGCTGAAGCACGGTGGAAGAAGAGATGAGTAGTGTACTAGTTGTTGGTGATCTTCATGCACCAGCAACCCATGACAAATATCTTTCTTTCTGCAAGAAGATAACAAAGAAATACAATACAAACAAGACTGTATTCATTGGCGACATCGTTGATCATGAAGCAATCTCTCGCCACGAAAAGAATCCAGATCTACCTTCGGCTTATAGTGAATACTTGATTGCACAGAAGCAAGTCAATCAATGGTATCGGGCATTCCCCAATGCTGTTGTTTGTATTGGCAATCATGACGAGCGTGTGATGCGTCGAGCCAAGTCAGAAGGTATTCCCAGTTTGTATTTGAAGCCTTATAACGACGTATATGGAACAAGAGGATGGACATGGGCATACGACCATGTTGTAGATGGAATCCTATACACACACGGAACCAATTGGAGTGGCAAGACCCCAGCATTCAATGCTGCCTGTTATCTAAGACGAAGCGTCGTCTGTGGTCACTTGCATTCAGTTGCTTCAATCTCTCATCATAACAATGGAACTGACACCATCTTTGGTATGAATGTGGGATGTGGTGTGGATGCGGAACATCTTGCCATGCTCTATGGTAGATATTCATTAAAGAAACCATTCCTTTCATGTGGTGTCGTGAAGGATGGTCATCCCTACTTGGAGGTCATGTGACTGAAGAACAAAAGACTGAACAACCCAAACAATCGTATCCCCCTATGGTTGCAACCAATGCTGTATTACAGTATTTAAGGGAGATTTTTATGGCTCTGGACAACATCAGTTTCCAGATCCGCACTACCATGAACAACATTGTTGAAACAAACAAGAATGATGTTCAGAATTTCGTCATGAAGAACCCGAAAGAAGAAGGTGCTTCAGACCCAGTTATCGAAGGAGTAGAATCTGATGACGAAAAGTAATTATGGCAACAGCATTGTTGTCGGACCCGCAGAAGTGCGATGGTCCCATCTCATGTCCCCGGATGACAAGTTTGGCAACCCCAATCACTCTGTCACTCTAATTATTGATGATGAGATTAACAAGCAGTTAGAGGCTGCTGCAAAGGAACTTGGTGGCAAGAAGATCAATGGTCTCAAGAATGATCCTGAGACTGGGAATCGTCTTGTCCGGTTCAAGAATGTGCTTCAGGCACGCAAGGGAGTCAAGGCATTCCCTGTGCTTGACAGCAATGACCAACCCACTGAAACCATTCCATTTGGTTCAGATGTGGTTAGAGTCAAGGTTACTCCAGCACTCATTGCCAGAGACAACTCGGTCTCCTTTTACATGGAAAAGATCCAGTTGATCAAGCGTAACTACGAGCCGGGTTCCGGTGGTGGTTCCGGCATGGGTACTGTTGATGGGGGCTTCGTTGGAGCCGGTGCTGCCGAATCCAGCGATGACATTCCCTTCTAATGATTGAACTCACCTTTCCGGTGAGTCCAGTTGCCGCTTCTAGGCCTCGTGTTGGTAGGCATGGTTCCTACTACACGGGTGCCTACAAGCGGTTCAGGGAAGAAGGATCAAAGGTTGTCTCTGAAATGCTCAAAGGATTCACTCCTTTTGATGATGTATTGATGGTCGATATCAAATGCTATTGTAAGAGACCAAAGACAACCAAGTTGCCATTCCCAAAGTCTGATGTCGATAACCTAGCTAAAGCCGTTATGGATTTAATGAACAAGAAACTGTGGATTGACGACTCCCAAATCATTGGCTTGTATGTCAGCAAGAATTGGGCAGAGCCTGATCAAGATGGTTACTTCACAGTTGCAATGGAAAAGGCATGAACATAGATGCTCTGGAAAATCTCGCATTGAAACAACTCCCTTTGCTTAAGGGAAGAAAGTTTAAGCATGTGTCTATCATACTGCACAAGTCAAGACCTGTTGCAGTTGGTATCAACAAACGTAAGACTCATCCCCTTGCTGCTTCATACAAATATAGATTTGATGAAGTTCATTCGGAGTTGGATGCTTGGATCAAAGTAAAAGACAAGTGCAGGAAATATACACTAGTCAATTTTAGATTTGGTTATCTCAATCAATGGAGAATGTCCAGACCATGTTGTCTGTGCATGAATTGGTGCAAAGAAATATTTAATGAAATCTACTACACCACCCGTCATGGGATGGTAAGGGAAGTCTAGCAATAGGCTTCCCTATTTTTTTCCAAAGGAAACAAACATGCATTACAATCCAGTGTATACCGTTGAAAGAACTTTTGAGTTTGAAGTGGTTGACAACAACATCACATATCATGTCAGCGCAGAAGTTGAAGTGTATTGGATGGAAGATGACACCACTGTTGGTGGTAACTTCGGAACAAGATGGTGCGTTGAAGGCTATCATTTCCACGAGGCGAGAGTGTTTGGGCGAGACGTGGTCCTCGACGACGCGGAGCCCCACCTTCGCCTCCGGGCCGAAGCCACCATGTTTGGTGACGAAGATGACTTCTTTGTTGTCTATAACAATGACAGAAATAATAAGAATGAATTTATGAAGAACATGTGGGTTGAGATCGACAATGCCATTTCGCTTGAAGTGGAAAACTCCGATCCACCCAGCATCATGGAGGTTCTAGATGAAGCACATTTATATTGAAAGAATTTATTTCATAACCAATTGGATTGCTTTCTTTCTCGGTATGATTGGCTTTGGTGCTGCTGCCGTGTCTGATTCCGTATCCCTTTGGATTCCTTTCTTGATTCTAATCACACCAACCTCAATCTTTATTGTTGTTTCTGTGGTTGCACTTGCTTGGTCATTTATTCTGACAAGGGAGACTAATGAGTTTAGAAGCAACAGATAGCAAAGTTGTAGAGAGACAGTCATGCCCCAAGTGTGTATCAAATGGTGGTGACACATCTGGTGATAATCTAGCCATCTATGATGACAACCACAAGTATTGCTTTGCTTGTGGCTATTATGAGAAAGGGGACAAGAAGTACATGACGGAAGTGAGAGATGAAAACATTGTAAGAGACTTCAATCCAATTGCTGGCGACATTGAAATGCTTCCCCATCGCCGCATCAATGCCGACACCTGTAGGAAGTTCAGGTATCAGACGTGCAACACAATGGATCGTCACGTCGAGATCGAGAACTATTATAGTTCCGATGGTATGTTGCAAGCACAAAAGATTCGCAACATCCAGAACAAGGACTTCAAGTGGATTGGCAACACCAAGCAACTACAGATGTTTGGTCAGCATGTATGGGAACGTGGTGGTCCACGCATTCTCATCACAGAAGGTGCCATTGATTGCCTAAGCATGTCTCAATTGTTCGACAACAAGTATCCTGTAGTCTCCATTCCAACCGGAGTACAGGGTGCAGCACGAAGCATCAAGGACAACTATGAGTTCCTTGCATCATTCGATACCATCGTTATCTGTTTCGATATGGATGATCCGGGTCGCAAGGCTGCAAAGGAAGTTGCAGAGATCCTCCCTCCGGGCAAGGTCAAGATCATGGACCTGCCCCGCAAGGATCCCAATGAGATGCTGGTTGCTGGAGAAGGCAAGCAACTGCTCCAAGCCTATTGGAATGCCAAGACCCACAGTCCTGACAGCATTCTGCATGTGTCTCAGGTCACTGGTGAAAACAACAACCCATCAATCCTGTATGAGTTCCCTTGGGAAAACCTAACCAACTTCATGGTTGGTCAAGACAGTGGAAGATTGTATCTATGGACTTCTGCCACTGGTCATGGCAAATCCTCAATCATCAAGGAGATCTTGATTCATCACCTTGAACAAGGCAATCCCACTGGTTGCATCTTCTTGGAGGAATCTCCAGAGTCTACTGTTGATGATCTCATCTCGCTCAAACTAGGCAAGCATGTGCGTAAGATCATGGGTCAACGACAACTCAATGATCTTAGAAAGAAGTTCAACAGAAGTGAAGTCGATCTTGGTGTTGCAGACAACCTATCCGATGAGGAGTATGGTGCTGCCCGCAGAGAGATTGGCGACTATCCGTTGTACATCTATGATCACATCGGCAACTCAAACATCGACAATGTAATGTCTCGTCTTGAGTACATGGCTGTTGCACTTGGTTGCAAGGTTCTTGTTGTTGATCACATCACCCTGCTTGGCAACATGCTTCTCAGTCAGCAAGACAATTATGGCAACTCTGAAAGGTTGATCCTTGATGATGTCATGAAGCAACTAAGAGCATTGGTTGAACGTACTGGTGTTATTGTTCATGTCGTATCACACATCAAGAAGACTGACAAGAACGTAGATGAAGGTGATAGGATCTCACTTAGCGATCTTCGTGGTTCTGGTTCGCTTGCTCAGATTGCAGACTATGTGTTTGCACTTGAAAGAAACAGGCAACATCCAGATCCAAACATCTCAAACACAACTTGCATTCGTGTTCTCAAGAATCGCAAGACTGGTGCCTGTGGCATTGGTTGTGCCCTGTACTACAACAAGGACACAAGTAGATTGCAAGAGGTGGAGTTTACCGTAACCCCAGACGGAGAGATTCTATACAATTATGGAAGTATTGGCATTTGACATTGAAGGTAATGGTCTGAATGAAGTAACAATTAATAGAAAAGGGGAATGCATTCCAGAGGCTACTCGCATCTGGTGTGCTGCAACTTGTAATGTCGAGACTGGTGAGTGCAAGTCCTATACCGAAGATCAACTTGAAGAATTCATCAAGGCTCTTGAGTCTGCTGATCTTGTTGTTGGTCACAACATCTTTGGTTATGACTTGCCATTGCTAAATAGACTTGTAAGAAAAGTTAATTACAAGAAAGTGTATGACACTTTGGTTGTGTCTCGTTTGATCTGGCCTGACAAGCCCATGCTTCCGGGTCAATCCCACTCACTCAAGTCATGGGGTCTCCTGCTTGGAGATCAGAAGACAGAGTACACTGGTGGGTTTGATGCATTCTGCCAAGACATGTTGGACTACTGCGTTCAAGATACCGTGGTCACTGCAAAGATCTACAAGTATCAGCAAGAGTTCAGAGAGAAGAATGAAAAAGCAATAGCCATGGAAATGAATGTTGCTAAGATCATCTCTAGTCAGGTGGAAAATGGTTTTGGTTTTGATCTTGTACAAGCAGAGGAAAATGAAAAGCAACTCATGCTTGACAAGGCTGAGATCGAAGATCAAATGCAAAAGATCTTTCCAGATAAAATAGAAGAAAGGTGGTCAGACAAGACTGGTAAGAGACTCAAGGACAAGATCACCGTATTCAATCCGGGTTCTCGTCAACAGATTGCAGAGCGTCTCAATGAGAAGTATGGTTGGAATCCTCCAACAACCGACAAGGGAAACCCAAAGGTTGATAGATCCGTGCTTGCCAAGTTGGAATACCCCGAGGCAAAGATACTGGTCAAATACTTTGATGAGACCAAGTTGTTATCTCAGATCTCAGACTGGATCCTTCGTGCCAAGTGCAGCCGTGACAACAGGCTTCATGGTAATATAAATATCCTAGGCACTGTCACTGGTCGCATGACATCCAACAACCCCAACATGCAGCAAGTCAGCAGCGACAAGAGAGCAAGGTCTCTATTCGTCCCTCGCAAGGGATGGGTTCTTGTTGGTGCCGACTTGTCTGGTTTGGAGTTGAGAATGCTTGCACACTATCTTCACAAGTATGATGACGGTGCATATGCAAAGCAGATTCTTGAAGGTGATATTCATACTCACAATCAAAATGCAATGGGTCTTGACTCACGCAGCAAATCAAAGAGTGCCATCTATTGTTTCTTGTATGGTGGTGGTGATGCAAAGTTTGGTAGTGTCATTGGCTCCTCTGCTCGTCAAGCAAGAGATACCAAGAACCAACTACTCAAGAACATTCCGGGTCTTCGCAGAGTCATCAAGGATTGTGAGTTCTCAACTCATGCCCATGGTTGCGTAAGACCATTCAACTGGCGGGATATTCCAGTCAGGTCTGCACACGCTGCCCTCAATACATTGCTGCAATCTTCTGGTGCCCACATTGCCAAGGTATGGGCATGTTATTGTGATATGTATCTCAATAGAATGTTTCCAAATCAATGGCGATGGGTTGCCAATGTCCATGACGAAATTCAAATCGAATGCTCACCTGACATCGCTCATGATCTTGGTCGCGAAGTATGCACCTGTGCCTTGCGTGCTGGTGATTACTTTGGTTGCAAGATTAAAACCGATGCAGAGTATCGCGTCGGTAGTAACTGGTCTGAAACACATTGATTATACTTGTTGGTAAGTGTAGTATATTTAATCCATAGGAGAACTTATGAAATTCATTCAACTGTGTGGTGCAGGAAGAGCAGGCAAATCCACCGTTGCTAGCATCATTCATGATGTAGCCATGGAGAATGGATATATCCCCATCATTCTTCCGTTTGCCAAAGCACTGAAAAAAGAGGCAAAGGAAAAAGGAATCACCAAAGATGAAAGCCCTGAAGAGTATCGTCGTTATTGCCAGAGACTTGGTGCCCAAAGGCGAAAGGAAAATCCTGATTACTGGGTAAACAAGGTCAAGGAAGAAGTCAATATGCTTATTGAAGTTGAGACTTTCCTCAAGTCAAGGAATGAAGACAGGTTTGAACACCTCATTATTCAAGACGATGTTCGTTACATGAATGAGATTGCATTCGGTCGTGAAGTAGATGCATATCAAATCTTCATTACTACAGGCAAGAGAACTCTTCCTGAAATGTTTGAGGAATGGAGACTTCATGAGTCTGAAACCCTTGCTGTCAACGTCGAAGCAGGCAACTCAGACTACACGGATCTATTCCATGAGTACCTTGTCAACCGACAGCCTATTCCTGAACTTGTTGAATATGTCAGATCAAACTTCTTCAAGTGGTTGACTGAAGACAATCCATCCAATGATCCAACAAACATCAAGTACAGAAAAGGTGAAATGGGCAACGAGGCATTCCTCAAATTGCTCATGCTCAAGGATGAAATCGACCAGATTGACGACATCCTTAACTTGATAGAAGATGAAATGGAAGACAATGAATAAACCAACTACTGCAATCATTGATGGCGACATCATTGCCTATCGTTCTGCATTCTGGGCAGATGGCGAAGGCGTTGACGAGTTGCCGGGTCGCATTGCAACAGACATCAAGGCATGGACTCCAGAAGGCGTGGATAGAATCATCATTGCCATGTCCTGCCCAAGAGAAGTAAACTTCCGTCGTGAGTTGTGGCCGTTGTACAAGCAGCACCGTGAAGGAGCCAAGTCTCCAGACTGCATGGAGTATGCAATCGAGTTGCTATGGGAACATCATCCAGTAGAGATGAAATCAACATCCACCACCTGCGTCAATAGACTGGAGGCTGACGACCTCATTGGCATCATGGTATCATCTGGCAAGGCAATTGGTGTGACTGTTGACAAGGATCTCCGTCAGGTTCCGGGCTGGCACTGGAATCCAGACAAGGAGAATGAGCCTGTGTTTGTGTCTAAAGAGGCTGGCAACAGATTCTTCTACAAGCAATGGATCACTGGTGATTCCACCGACAATGTGTGGGGTCTATGGAAGGTTGGTCCTGCCAAGGCTGACAAGATCCTAGACAACAACCCCCCAGAAGATTGGGAAAGTGTCATCATGGATTTTTACCTTAATGAAGACTGGGACCGTCGCCCTGAGAACAAGCGTCCTGATATGTCCAAGGAGGAGTTTGCAATCTCTCAGGCCGTCTGTGTTCACATTTTACAGCAAGGGGAATACGACAAAGCAGAGCAAGCCATTACCCTTTGGAGTCCAAAAACCAAGCATATAGCAGAAGGAGAAATCGCAGAATGAATATAACCGTTACAGATAAGGAATTTGTGCCCACTAGGGGAACCTCAAGTGCTGCTGGATTGGATCTATATGTCCTTCAAAACACCTTTATCCTAGCAGGAACCACATCTATGGTGGATACTGGGGTAAGTGTAGAGATTCCAGAGAATCACTTTGGTCTCTTGTGCTTAAGGTCCAGCATGGGCAAGAAAAACCTTACTTTGGCAAATACAATTGGCATCATTGACAGTGATTATAGAGGTAATATTATCATCAATGTCAAGAACAATGACAAAAGGTACAGTGTAACCTTGAATCGTGGGGATAGGGTAGCACAATTAATAATTGTTCCGTATATCTCACCTGAAATCAAGGTTGTAGAAGAGTTGAGCGAGACTGTACGGGGAAATGGTGGTTTTGGGTCAACCGGAGAGTAACATAAATGTGTGTTCATCACTGGTTCAGCAGGCTTTCTTATGGCCGCCCACTAGTTCAGACGGAGAGTAACATAAATGTCCAAATTATTTGAAGATTTTGTCGCAATTTCAAGATATTGCAGGTGGATTCCTGAAAAAAGTAGAAGAGAAACTTGGGATGAAGCGGTTGACCGATACATCAACTATCTCATTGAGCGGTTTTCAATCTCAACTAATGATCGTCTTGAAGATATGGAAACATGTCGAAAGGCAATGAAGAAAAGAGAGATCTTTGGTTCCATGCGTGCCCTTATGACTGCTGGTCCAGCACTTGATGTCGATGATGTTGCAGCATACAACTGCTCTTATGTTGCTATCGAAAGACCATCAGACTTTAGAAACATTATGTATATTCTAATGTGTGGTACTGGTGTTGGGTTCTCCTGTGAGTCTCAGTTTGTCAACAAGTTGCCAGAGGTTCCTTCTGAAATCAGGAAGGCTGAAGACAATATTGTTGTTGAAGATTCACGGGCTGGCTGGGCTGACGCCTTCCATAAACTAATCCACAACCTGTATTCAGGGCATCATCCATTCATTGATCTCAGCAAGATTCGTCCTGCTGGTGCCCGCCTCAAAACATTTGGTGGCAGAGCCAGTGGTCCAGAACCGTTTGAAAGGTTGATTAGATTCACAACAAACATGTTCTACAAAGCCAAGGGCAGGAAACTCAAGCCAATCGAGGTTCATGATCTCGTCTGTCAGATTGCAGAGATTGTGATTTGCGGTGGTGTCCGTAGATCCGCCCTGATTTCCCTGTCCGACTTGGGCGACCGAGAGATAGCCATGTGCAAGTCTGGTGCATGGTGGGATTCAGCAGGTCATCGTAGCCTCGCCAACAACAGTGCAGTCTATGAGTCCAAGCCCTCGTTCAGCGAGTATCTCCAAGAGTGGAGTTCATTATATGATTCTCATTCTGGTGAGCGGGGCATTTGCAATCGCAAGGCAATGGAAACAATTGCTCGCAAGGCTGGTCGTAGAGTGGAAGGTCACAAGTTTGGGACCAATCCATGTTCAGAGATCATCCTTAGATCCAAGCAGTTCTGCAACTTGTCAACTGTTGTGGCAAGGAGTTATGATAATAAAGAAACAATCAAGGAAAAGATTCGGTTGGCTACCATTCTAGGTACGCTCCAGAGTGGTCTTACTGATTTCAAGTTCTTTGAAGAACGTGGTGACTACACGTTCAGAGACAATTGTATGGAAGAAAGACTACTTGGTGTATCCATTACCGGCATCATGGATGCCAAGGAACTATGGTTCCGTGGTAGTGATGGTGAGAAAGGCATCTTGTCTGAACTTAGGCAATACACTCATGATGTAAACAAGGATTGGGCTGAGTATCTTTGCATCAATCCAAGTGCCAGCATTACCTGTGTCAAGCCAGAAGGAACGACATCATGCGTGGCTGGTTCGGCTTCTGGCATGCATCCAAGATATTCTGAGTACTACATCAGAAGAGTAAGACTTGATATCAAGGATCCAATTGGCAAGTTGATGAAGGATCATGGCGTTCCGTGTGAGCCATGTGTCATGCGTCCAGAGAATACTTTGGTATTCTCATTCCCAATTGCATCTCCCGAGTCTTCAATCACACAAGATAATTTAAAAGCAATGAATCATCTTGAGTGGTGGAAGTTCTTCCAAGAACATTATTGTGATCATAAACCAAGCATCACTGTGTCATATACAGATGACGACTTCTTAGAAGTTGGTCAATGGGTATGGAAGAATTGGGAATTGGTTTCTGGCATTTCATTCCTTCCCAGTCAGGATCATGTCTATAGACAAGCCCCATTCGAGGCAATTGATTTAGACACCTACAACAAGATGGTAAGTGAGATGCCTGTAGAAATTGATTGGGAATTGTTGTCACAATATGAATTAGAAGATGAGACAAAACACAATCACACTTTGTCATGCAGTTCATCTGGATGCGAAGTAACATAAGGAGAAAGAACATGAGTTTTTACTCTGTAAAAAGCGAATACGATCTCGACCTTGCCGTTGATGAATGTGTAAAACTCATGTCTATCAAACATTCCAGAGTCAAAATTGGGTTCAACAACATGGGCATGGTTAAGATATTCATGCACAATTTGGGAGAGAAAGTCAATGAAAAAGACATTGACCCAAGTGAAATGGACTTTCATGTTGATGTTCTTGTTGGTGAACCAAATCCAGAAGACAATGATGAGGAAGTTGAGCATGAATAGAGGCATTACAGATGCAGTCAGTAGTGCAATTAGAATGGCTGCAATCAAGTATAGAGTCGAAAGAGGACTGATTGATCGCAATTCAGATTTGTATTTTTTATATAACATGTATACGGAAGTAAGCAATGGAGCCAACACAGAACCTGTTCATCAGTCAGGAACTGATGGACGCACTGAGGAAAGCAATCGGGACGATAACGCCGAACGACCTAAGAAAAGGGGAGTTCGAAAGAGGCGTACTGTTCGGACAAGAGCAAGTGTTAAAAAAGATTCAACATTGGAAGGAGGTGCGTGATGGGCAAAAAGGATAGTGGACCAAGCGCACAAGAAATGATGCAAATGCAAAGACAACTTCAGCAAGAAGCATTTGCAATGCAACAGCAAGCAACTCTTGAGCAAGAAGAAAGGGCTGCGGCTCGTCGAGAAGCAGAACGTGTTGCTGAATTAGAAAGAAGACGAGAAGCAGAACTTGAAAGAGCAAGACTAGAAGCAGCAGAAGAGAAGAGAGAGGATATTATTATGGCTGAGGCTGAAGGAATGTCAGCAGCAGACATGGAGAAATATGGCAATGTCAATTTGGATTCTCCACAAATTGAACAGCCAGATTACGCACCAAGAACAGAACTGGAGTAACAAATGAGCAAGGTTCCTGAAAAAAACATCAAAGAAAGATGGGAAGCACTGGACAGGAAAAGAGAATTGTATCTGGAGAGGGCAAGAGCCTGCTCTGCCATTACAATTCCAACACTGCTTCCACCAAAGAATCATTCTGAACAGGAACCAATGTTTCAGCAATACTCAAGCATTGCTTCAAGAGGTGTCACAAGTCTTGCATCTAAAATCTTAAGTGTTCTTATCCCACTTAACGATACTCCATTCTTCAAACTTGGTTTTAAAAATGGTAGAGATGCAGAGTTAAATATAAGAGAATACCTTGAGGTATTGTCGCAACAGATATACAACAAACTATTAACCAAAAACATGAGGGATGCAATCTATCTTGCACTACAGCATCTCATTGTAACTGGAAACTCATTGATCATCATGGATAATGACTATTCATTCCGAGTCATTCCTCTTGATCAGTTTGTTGTTAGAAGAACTGTGCAAGGTGATATCAAAGAACTTATCTATGTTGAATATCTAAGCAAACCAAATGATGAAAAGGTTGATGAGTCTAGATACTTCCAACATGGAGAGAATGATCAGACTGGATTTGATTCAGTTTACATTCGGATCATCAAGGATGATGAAGGTAAATGGTTTATGGAAAAAGAACTCAATGAGGAGATCATTGAATCAGGTTACTTTGAAGTAAGCCCCTTCATCATCCTTAGATGGACCGGAGTAGCCAATGAAGATTATGGCAGATCACATGTTGAGGATATCTATGGTGACATTGTAACTCTTGAATCTTATTCAAGGTCAATGATTCAGGGCATGGCGGCGGCTTCCACATTCTTCATGGGTGTGGATCCCGCTGGTCTTACGGAACTCAATGACTTGTCAAGGGCAAGCAATGGTGATTGGGTGCCAGCAAGAAAGGATGATGTATATGTCATCTCACCATCATCAACCATGAATCCACAGGTTCAAATCTCTCAATCATCGGTTGAGATCATGCGTAGGGAAGTTGGAAATGGTTTCCTACTTCAGTCTGCTGCAATGCCAACTGGTGATAGAGTCACAGCCACAGCAATAAGAGCGGTGGGCAATGAACTTGAAACAATTCTGGGTGGTACATTCTCTGCCATTGCAAGAGAACTTATGGAGCCACTTGTTAGAAGAACCATTCTATTGATGATTAATAACAATGAAATAGACATGGGAATGAAAGAACAGTTTGATGAAGAAAGTGGTCTATTGGCAATTGAAATAACCACTGGTCTTCAAGCCCTGTCAAGAGACAGCGACCTTACCAGACTCATGCAACTTGGTGAGATGGCACGAAACCTACCTGAGTTTGCAAACAAATTGTTCAAGTGGGATGAGTATGGTCGTGCCCTTGTTCTTGCTCTTGGGTTTGATCCCAAGTTGTGGGTCAAAAGTGAAGATGAAATTAGACAGCAAGAAGAAGCCATGGCTAAGGCTCAACAGAATGTACAGATGCAGCAGATCTTGGCAAGTAATGTGGCTGGTGTTGCTGCGAATGCAGCCAATCGGGATATTGAGCAGACCGGAGGTCAGAATATTCCTCCCGAAGCAATAGATCAAGCAATGCAAATGTTTGGATTAGGAGGACAACAATGACTGTAGTAAACGGATGGACTGTATTATCCCCTTCTTCTGATAGCAGATTAATTTATGTATCTAACACAGGCAATGATACCAATGCTGCTGCTGTATACGGTCGTGGCTACTACCTGCCCAGCGATCCCGAGATCGGTCCCGATCCGACCAATCCCGTTGGACCCATCGTGGCCTAT